TATGTTAATCTTGCTGAAGGTTTTGTAGAATGATAGTACTGAGCTAAATCAGTTCTCATTTCATGCACTCTAGGCATTAAATAATCACAGTGTTGAATGAAGAACATTTCTGTTTGTGCATATGATGCTTGCATTGCTTGCTCTACTCCGGTAGCAGTTGACTGAGATAATTGTTGTCCCATCCTTTGAGGGTTAACTCCAATTACTTCATATGCTTGTTGTTTAAAGTAGTTAGCTAAATTTATCCTAGACATTAATCTATTTGTTTGTTCTAGATCTAGTTTTTGGAAATGGTTAAAGTTTAATGCATTCTCTGTATTTGTGATAGATGTATCTAGAGGTAGCATCTGAAAGTTCTTCATTGCTACATATGCTTTAGATAAGTTTCCTTTACCCCAGTCTTCACCTAATGAATGTCTTGGTAAAGCATTTTGATCTAAAAGAATTACTGTACCAAGTTCATCTACTAAGATATCTGCAATCTGATTGTTTACAATATTATATCCAATCTGGTATGGCTTCATTAAGTCAATTAAAGCTGTAGACTTTGTATTTCTATCAGAAAACACAGAACCCTCTACTGGAAGTTTACATCCGTACAGATTAGAATCTCCTTTAAATTGGAATTTAAGTGGACCAATATGGTTTCTATTTACTCCAATATAGATAGGTGAGAATCCACCAGGGTTATTCATACCCCAGAAAGAAGGTACATTTGGTCCTATCTTTACTCCACCCCAAACTTCATTAATCCAAATCCAATCTATATGCTCACCAAATAGTAAGTTATCTTTTGTTTTGTTTTTAAAAAGTCTAGTATCATAAATTGGTTTATCAGTAATCTTATAGTCTTCAGTTACAATTTCATTAGTTACTTCACCTTCTTCTGTTATCTGAGTTAAGTGTCCAATTTTCTTTTGAGATTTCCAGTAAGCAGTTGTTACTCTCAATAAATATGCTGTACCTTGATCATAATAGTCTTCTCCTTCTGCAAGAATCTGTGCAATAATATCTGAACCATCAAGAATATTACCTGCCATAAATGATGTGTACTGTCTGTATGCTAAGGATGGCATGTTGACATTCCAATCATGTGACTTAGTACCATCATAAAAAGTTCCGTCATTTTGTAATCCACCAATATTATAAGCAGCAGATCTAATTGGATATACTGATTCTAAAGCTTCATGTTGTTCCGTAGTAAGTAGATGTCCAAATTTATCAATAACATCAGATACGGTAAACATATCTGTTTTACCTACCCAATTACCTTGTGATATATATCTAATATCTGGAGACTTATGATAGAACGTAAGAACTGGATTCCATAGTTCTACTTGATAATCATCTTCCATCATATGAAAATGCCAGAACTCTCTGTCAGTAATAAGCATATCTCTGAAAGCCCTTTCTTCAAGTTCATCCATTCTAAATCTTTCTGAATCTACTTTATGCTGATGTTCTGCCCACTGTTCCACCATAGAACGGTAATCCTTTTTAAAAAACTGTTCAATCTCTGGTAAAGATTTTAAACTTTCAGGTGCAAGTTGTTGTTGAGCTTGTTCTGATTCTGGATCAAGTCCTTGCTCTAACATTGCTGCTAACATCTTTGTTGCAGCATCAGCCATCAATGTTTGTTCTACTTGTGCTCTTTTTTGCTCAAGCATTTCATTGTATGAGAAATCATCAATTGCTCTATAAGTTAATCTTGTAGATCTTTTAGCAAATTCTGCTACTAAAACATTAACTACATTTGGTATAATAGGATAAAACTTAAGTTCTAATGCAGATACATCTTCTTTGGTAAGTAATTCTACAACATCTCTATATTCATTATCTTCTTCAATAATATAGTCCGTTCTATCAATAATACCTTTTGCAAGTTTATAGTTCTTCATTAGTCTTCTGGCATTTCTCCGGATTTGTTTCAATCCTTGCCATTCTAACCAGTCTAAGTTCCAGGCAGCCCATTCTTCAGTCTTATCTTTTTTAGGTAAAAACTGTAATGGTTGGGTAATACTACCTAACCTATTCTGTTCTGTTTTTGCTCCTTTCTTAAGTTGTAATGCGTTATATACTTGCATAACCTATTATTTAATATTTTTAAATGCAGATCTTTTAAATCCCCCTACAGAGTTTTTCATTTTACTACCCATATGTTTAAACGGACTCTTATTTAATTTAAACAAATTTTCTGACTTTTGCAAGTTTTTAGCAGTCTCGTCCATTATTGTTCTTCTACTATATCCTCTATTAGATTCTTGAATTTTCATAAAAGCAACAAGTGCTGCAAATGAAACAAGTCTATCCACGTTAACTCCATCTGCATACTCTCTCATTTCTTTAATCAACATTGGATCAGGTATACGTTCTATACCATAAGTTGTCCTAACTACTGTACCATCTGATTTAAGTTCCTGATCTAATTCCTCTTTAGTATATTCTATAGCATAACTAAGAAGATGTGCTTTAAAAAGTGTACCGGTATTTTTCCAACCATACTCTTGAAATACATTGTTGTTTGATCCAAGATCTTTTAAGAACATGATTTGATTTTTTGGTACTAGATATCTTTGCTTTCTTCTAGATATTATATACTGAATAAATAGTGATATATTATTCTCTACAAGTGTCCAGGCATTATACCACTCCATAATAAGCTCTAACTGCTTATGTGTTTGATTAATATCATCATATCTACCACACCATGCAGCCACTATTTTACCTTGTTCAATATATGTTTCAGTTTCTGAACCGGTATGTTTAGTTACTTCAATAGGTGCTTTCATTACATAAATAGAACATAATGATTCTGAGGTAGTAGTTTTTCCTTCAGACACCGGGTCAACAGATGCATAGTACATTCCAAATGTAGGATCAGCTACAGGTCTTTCCCATACAACAAGACATCCTGTTTTATCTTCTGTCTTTTTGTTTATTGGAAATTCCATTATAGGTCTTTTATTACTTTTGGTAACTGTAGGTTTACCATCTACATCTGTAGAGATGTCTAAAAATTCATAACCATATTCCTTCTCTTCAATTCTTCTCTCCTGTGCAGCAAGTAGATGTGGAGGGAATACAGATACTGTTCTATATGCAAAGGCTTCTTTAATATTTCTTGGATGCTGAGATATACGGAGCTGATAGTCTTCTGGAGAAAGTTCATCTTTCCATTGTTTAAACTGTTTCTCTAATGCCTCTATTGCTTCTTCTATAAGTGAATTACCATACTCATCAATGTAAGGAGGCATAGACCATTGTTCAGGAATAAACAATCCTGAGAGACCTTCAGTACCTTTTTCATCTATTAAGTTTGTTTCTACTGCATAGATATCTTTAGATGTAGGATTTAGAATCATATCCTTAAGTGGATTACACTGAGACAAATCCCCCACAGATCCTGCAGCTATAAACATACCTGTAGTAATTAAACCAGATCTCATTGCTGGTCTCATATACTCATAGGTCTGATCCATCTTTGGTGCAATACCAGCTTCCTCATGGAAGAAAAACTTTACTGGACCCCCTACACCATTTGTTGGATCTTTTTCAAATGACATACCTTGTATAGTACCTTTGAGACCAACCTCATTCTTTCTATCTCCTTTTCTTACTTCAATCTTCTGTTGCCACATCATTACTTTATCTGGTGACATAGGTCTATACCATGCGGTGTGTCCATTTAAGAATGCAGCATACTCTTGTAAAAATTTCCAGGAACCTTTCTCATTTATGTAGTCTTTAAGACTTGCTCCCATTTTTAAAGTTACCCCTGCTTCAAACCATTGTTGGTTTATAAACTTACCCATATGATAATAAGAGGATGCAATCTGACGTTTCTTAAGAATAGCTGCATGTTTATAATTTAATTCTGCTAGAAGTTCATAGAGAGCCATATGATATTGTGCATCTCTAATTTTAGCAAAACCAAACTGTTGAATTTCTTTGTCAAAGATTGGTAGAAAGTTTAGCCACATGTAGTATTCTCTACATACAAACCAAGTTAAATCACCATCTTTAACTATTATTCCTTTTCTACATTTAAGCTTTTGATCATCCCAATAGCTTATGTAGTCTTTTGATTTAAATGGAGATGTACAATATACTCCATCTTTTTTAAATTTGACTGACTCAGATATGAAAATCTCATTGGTTGTTTGATTGAAGTTGTACTCTCCAGGTTCTTTAAACACACTGAAGATAAAGTTACTGAACTCCTCTCTGGAATCAAAACTTGTGGTTGTCCAGTTGCCGTTTTCATAGGTTGGTATATCTTGATAAATTTCACTCATTACATGTCATATGCTAATCCTTGTCCACCTCTAACTTTACTTTGTTGTTCTTCTTGTAGATCTTTATATGCACCTTTAAATGATTGTCTAATTGCCTCGTAGTTCTTAGCAGCAGCAATCAATGAATTCATATTACCATCACGTCCGTGTGTAATAGGAGTAGCTTCCATATATCTACCTAACTTATCTAACATAGATGCAATACCTTTATATGCTCTAGATGTAGGTGTTTCATACATTCTCTGACAAAATTGTAAAGCTCTAAAAACTGTTTCATCTTCTGTAGAAAACTCTGCCCCTATCTGCTCCATAATAATCTGTTCTTTTTCCATATCTGGTGTAAAGAAAAAAGGATTTAAATCTGGATTTGGACAACACATGTAGAACAAATACATATAAATTTTTAGATGGTCATCTGGATATTCATCCATAACATCTTTTAAAGCTGCTAATGTGTAACAATGTTCTGTTGGAATAACAACTCCATTTTGAACATCAAATAGTTTTGCAAACATTTTATTTCTTTTTAATTTTATTTCTATTATCATGAAGATAATGAAAAATTGCAATTACTTCATCTATAAGATAAGGTACTAAAATTGGCTTAACTTCTTTTAATATAGGTTCTCCATTATCATCTTTTTTTGTAATAGGATACCCCCAGTCATCTTCTGCCTCTATTTCAAAAGTTACATGATGAATAAATATCTTTCCTGGTTTTAATTTAGGATTATGTTTTAGTATTATATACATATAGATACTAAGCTGCAGTGCATAGTGATTAAAATTACAGTCATCAAGTAAATCAAGAGGAGTTGTCATTTTCTCTGATTTACCTTCCCAATCAACATATGATTCAGTGTCAATTTTTTTATTAGTCTTGTAGTCAATAATATTTACTTTACCATTGACTACTTCAACTAAATCTGATTGACCACAGATACCTGCTGATCTTAAATAGACCATATGTTCTGGATACACGCCTGGTTCTAATTTTTGTGTTGGAGCAACTTTTACACCCTCTTTAACTTCTGATGGTCTAAATACAGGTACTGTAACTCCTTCTCTTTCCATAGATGCAAATGAGCACAAGTCAACTTCTCTTTGATTATGATACCAGGTTCCAAGAGTAGTTGATCTTTCAGATTCTCCATTCCAAATCTGTTGAATCAACTTTGGTTCAATACCATACCATTTAGAGTTTTTCTTTTTACTAACTTTCTCTGCTATCTTCTTAGCATCAAATGGTTTCTTAAAATGGGAAACAAGTGTAGTTACACTTATCCAATCAATGTTACTGTCATCAATACTTTTGTAACTATGATCATCTGCATTAAATACAATCATAATTCTTCTAATTTATCTTCCTCTTCTATAGTAGCAATGGCATCCCATTTACCAAGTGGACATTCTGATGCAAGAGATCTGGTTTTAAAATTTAATGAGCATCCACATTCTGCACAACAAGGTTGAGTACCTTTCATAGCGCATTCTTTTCCTTTTACATCCATATGTTCACACTCATCACAAATAGAATATCTGAGTCTAGCAATCTCTTCTACAGTTTCATCTCTGATAACACTATTGGTTATCCCCTCTAGAATCTGTTTCCGATTTTGCCAAATTAATTTTAGAGTATTTTTCATTTTTAAAAGTTTTTCTTTTTAATAATTCTTGTTCTGCTTTTTTATGAATTTCTTTTAAAAGTTCTAATTTATCTTCTACATTTTTTTTATTATGATAAGCACCAAATGTTGAAGTATCATGATTTTTTAAAATTTTTTCATAATGGGGTATTGTCTTTTTTACCTTTTGAATTTTAACAACAAAGTGACCTAGTCCATCTACATTTATTCTTAAATCACTTAAACTACTTAGTTTTTTCCTTAGTGTTTTATAATAAGCTTCAACTAAATTTTCAACTAAATCTTCAGATACCTCAAACTCTTTTGTTAGTTCATTATATAGACTACTTGCTTTCTTCGGTGTCATTTCCTAAAAATTTATAGTCTAATAATATTGTGCCTTCAGTTTGAACTTTCATATTGGGATTAAGCATAATAAGTTTTTTATTACTAGTATCCTTAATTACAAGTCCACTTTTCTCAGCTTTATTTACACTATTTCTAACAGTTTGTGGTGATTTAAAAATCCAGTCTTCTTCAGATGAAGCATCAAGACAAAAATTACTTAGCTCAATTGGTTGATTGAAACTAAGTAATGTAAGACAATCAAGATCAGATTCACTCATTGCTATTCTATTGATATAGCAATGAGTTAAAATCTGAAATTTGACAATATCCCATTTGGGCATTCTAACCCTTTTCTGTACTTGATTAACAAGTGCCATTAACCTCTTTTTAATTTTTTACCTCCAGCTGGTGCTTGTGCTACAGGTTTTACCGGTTCTTGTTCTGGAAAATTGTCTTCTTCATTTTCTTCCATAGGTTGAGTTGCAGCCATCATAGTTGCATACTGAATTTGCATAGTTGCACGTTTATATCTTGCTTCTTCAATTTCAGTTAATAGTTTTTCATACTTTGATTGTGCTTCAAGATAAGGAAGAGACTTTTCATAAAATTGTTGCATTTCTGCTCTTCTTTCTTCTAACTGTTCTGGAGATAACTCCTGGTTCATTTGTTGGTTGTCCATGATATATTAATTAAAGTTTACACAAATATACAAGAAAAGTTTAAACAGAAAAGATTTAAATAAAAAAAATCCAGGTATACAACATACCTGGATTTCTATATATCTAGAGAAGTAGATAACTATCTATTCTTTATTGTAAAGTTGAGAACAGTTAAAAGATAAAAGTTTCTAGGAAGATCAATTTCAAATGATAGGAAATCAATACCTAAAAATCTTAATCTAAACATTAGTGTTTGCCAATGTCTAAATGTATTCTTCCAATTGTTTCTATATTTCATTACAATAATCTTTTCTGAAATTTCTTGTTAACGACTCTTCCAATAAGTTTACCTACTTTTTTAAGTAAACCATTTTCAGCATCTACATTAACTTCTGTACCTTCAGCAGTTTTCTTTACTTCAACATCAAGTTTTTTACTATCTAGTTTAAAGTGTTTTTCTTCAGGTGTGCTGTGTACTTCAACATCTACTTTTTCTGTGTCAATAATTACATCAACATTCTCACCTTCTTTTTTTGCTTCTACTGTGACTTTTTTAGTTTTTACTTCTACTTCAAAGTCTTCTACTTTTTTCTTTTTTGCCATTTTATTTTAATTTAGTTTTTACAAAGATAATAACATATCTATAAGTTCTTGCTGTGGAAACATATCACTTTTATCTTTACGAGTATTTGTGTGTGTCCACAATCCTTTTACTTTACCATAATAAGCATTCTCATTCCATTCAAATCCAGCAGCACCTTTCTTTTTGATTTCCTCAACAAGACCTTTTCTAACATCAATATTATCTCTTTCTGCAATAAATAAAATCCATGCTTTTAAAACAGATAATTGTTTATCAGAATATCTATGCCAGGTTTTATTACCTCTAAATGCTTGTGCTAGTTCAACTATTTGAGAAGGCATTACATTGTGACCTGTATATGTCTTTCCATTCTTAATAGGACCAAAGTTACATACTTCAATACCTACAGAATTTGTATGCATATATTGAGATCCATTCTCTCCTAGATGCCAACCATAAGAACCTGTAGGCATACATTGAATTAATTTACCAT